CCCGGCTGCGTTTTCAAATCTAGTGAGATTCCCGGTTTGCAACTGATACCGGATAGCGTTTTCCGTGCACCCTACGAGGCGCGCGGCCTGTGCTACTGTCAGTAGGTCATTTTCTCTTTTTTCTTCCATTTCCTTTCCAATTTTCTTTTGTTTCCTTCATTGTTCTAAATTGCCCCTTCCGCGAATATAAGTAATCTATAAAGGCGCGTTGGCGCGCTTGCTCGTAGACGGATAGATACTTGTCGGCGTTCGGTACGATAAAGCCCCGGATGTTATATTCAAATCTTTTTCCGGCTTCTTCTTCCTCTAGTTCCTTTGCAAATACTTCCGCTATGCTAACAGCGCCTTTGCGCCCGTATAGCTCGTTTATCGTCCACAGGTTAAGACATTCAAAGATTCGCTTTTTTACCGTATCGTAGAAAAACTTTTCTAGTCGGTAAATTTTTAAATATCCCATATCTAGTAATTATTAGTCCGATTCTCCGGCCTTCCGGAATAGTGCTATAAAATTTAGTATGGTTTACAGTTTTGTGTCGTTATAAGGATTCCGGCTTTATAGCTTCAATTAAGCGGATACCGCACCGTCTTTTCAAATGAATTGGGATACCGTCCGTGTTTCCCTTCTAGCCCCCTTTGGTTACGATTGGCGGGGTTCTCATTTCCTTATCGACATTGCAAAGATACGGTTTATTTCTGAACTACAAAACATTTTCCGAAAAAACTTTGTGTATTTAACTACGATTAACAATTTTGAGGGGTGTCACAGATACATTGCTAGTGTCACAGATGAAGAATGACGCCTAACGTGCAGTAGTTCAGCAAGTTAGGCGTAATGTCACAGATGTAACAGCATTTTCCCTATTAGTTTAAAATGAAAATATCATATGTCCAATTGTGATATATTAACATTTATATCACTTTTCTATTTTATCTCTATACGATTTATCTATTACATCTATTACACTAGCTCTAAGTACTTGATTTACTGCACGTTTAGTGTCACTGATGAAAAATGTTTATCTGTGACAGCAAAAAGTTTGTAGCTTGATACACAGTTACTTATGTGTCACAGATAGGTGTAATAGATAGGTTGCGGTTGTAAATATTTTTAGTCGAATTTTGCCGAAAACCTAATGTGAAGCGTATTTTTCGGGTTTTTGTTTGAGACGGTTGTGTACGGTTTCGGTTTGCCGATTCTAAAGAAAAGGAACTTTTTTTGCCGGACGTGCGTAATTACATCTAGCGAATCAGTACAATGTACCTCTAATTTAGTACTGTCCGGAAGGCTCTCAACCTTTATATCGTTCCAACCGTCATTATAATGCGCCGTTCTTTTCGCCCCGGTATGGTCTACTATGGTCTTTACTACCGTGTCTATTCTCGTAACTGTCTCGGTGCGTGTGGCATTCTTTAGTTCCCGGTTCTTTATGCCTAGCTCGCGTACCTTATTATTAAGGTCTGCATTAAACATTTCTAGCTCTGACTTCTCTAGGGTCAACGTATTCACACGTTCCGCGTAATCTCCTGCCGTGGACTTGTATTGCATCGCCTTGGTGTTTACCGCCTCTATATTCCAATCTAGGCGGTCTATCTCAGCCTTTTGCTTCCGTATCTTACCGAACGCGAAGAAAAGCAATATAGCCGCCAGTGCGACGGCTAATATTAGTATTTGGTTTAATCGGCTCATAAGTGTAGTACTTGTCTCTTAACGTTATTCTTATCATACGAGATGTGCACCCACTTGTATTTTTTCTCGTCTATGAGTTGACAAAATGGTAGGTTCAATTCCTGTGCCAAATCGAATAGTTTTTTATTTTCCTCCGGGCTGCCTGCGGTTATGTCTGCGGCCTGGCCCCTTTGGTGCTGTGACGTCTTTACGCCCCCTACCGCCGCGTTAAGCCTCGGCGACCTGTAACCGCTAGTCACCGTTATCGGGCTCCCGTATGCCTTCCGTAACGGGTCTAATACGTTACTTATCAATGCTTTCAGGTTCGCCTCCGCGTCCGGTGTCGGCGTGTTGTCTATCTTCTTGGCTTCCGCCGTCACCGACCTTGCTAGTTCCTTCACTGTGAAATACTCCATTCTTTAACTTTTTTATAAATTCTACATACTTAGTGTTAATCAGCAAGTCCAACACTGCTATAAATTCGTTATCCGGCTGTATCAACTTGAAATTGCGGATAATATTCTTCGCATACACAAGTGCAAATAACGTTGTTAACAGTCTCAGAACGTGCGTATAGTCCCCTTCCGGTTGTATAAGCCTTGCCGCCGCCGCCGTGAAAGTGATAACTATCGCGGCTATCGCGTACTCGAAAAATGCATGGAATGCTTTCCGGTGTGAGTACGGCTTTCCGGCCCTTAAATCCGCTACAAGCCCTACCACGAAATTAAGCGTACCGAACAGGACTATAAGTACAAAAAATGTCGTAACGTCGTTGGCTACTGACATAATAAAGGCTATCGCCGATATTCTCGCCGCGTCTAGTATCCCGTCCATTATTACCTTATTAAACATACTCTACTTTGTACCCGGTTACACTCACACGAATCTTTTAGTAGCTTGTCTTTTCGGAGTTGTTCCAAAAGTGGCACTATAAATTGGTCGGCCTTACCGCGCTCCGCCTCGAATCTCTTGGCCTTGTTGACGTCCGGCAATACATAGCTACCCAGGTAGTTCTGTATCTTAACTCCGCTTGCCGTGCTATTCTGCTCGCTAGTCTGTACGTATCTCGCGAAAGCATAGTAACAAATAACGGTGTCAAGCCCTGTGTAATTGTCATTATCCGGCTTGTATTCCTGCGGCGTTGCGTCGTAGGTCATACAAATTTGTGGCTTTACATCTAGTTGGTCGGCCTCATAAAATGCTTTCTCTAGGTCGGCATCCTTGACATCGGCCGCTAGAGAAAACAAACTTCTTAATCTTGCGATAGGATATGCCATACTTATATGGTTTGTTCTCCGGGGTTCGTGGCCGCCGTATCCACGGCTTCCCCTTCGAGGTTATTATTTATATCTGTCATTGCTGTATCCAGGTCGAAAATGTACGCTAAATCTCTAGATACCCGTTCACGTACTCGGGATAGCGAGCGCCTATATACTTTCTGCATCTCTTTAACCACTTCGCCGGAAGCATTCGCAAAGTTAATCAGTGACGAGTCAATTAACGGGATAGGGATAGCATAACAAGCTATTGCTATATCCTTGCGTAACGGTTCGGAATACTTTTCGTACAGGTCTGCGTCTATCGGCGTTCCCACTTGTTCCACTCTGATAAATGGTTTGTCTGATATGCCTACGGCTGTGTCACGTACCGTTAATACTGCTCCGGTTCCCTCCACGCCCATCATATTTGTAAGGGCCTCGCGGAAATCGTCCTGCTCCCTGTCGGATTCAAAATCACCGTGCGTAACTATGCTACATGCGTGGAAGCCTCTAGATAATACGTTCTCCACGTACATGGCGTTTCCGCGTTCCGCTGCCATTTCGGGCTGCACTGCGTGAAACGGGCTAGTAGGATAAGGTACACGGTTTGAAAAGTTGCTATAATACAGTTGTCCCGGGTGGTTCTCTATCCCTCCGTATTCCTCGCATTCCTCGGCAAATTTAGCCGGGTTGAATGTGGGGTATATCTTTCCGGTCTTGCTGTTAGTGTCCTTCAGCATTCCCCTATCCCAATTATCAAATACCAGCCATTTGTTTACGCGGCTATTCTCCTTGTAATTCTTGTTAAGTACTGCACGGACATAACCGAACGGAACAGGATACACCGCTTTCGGCTTGTAATCGCCTCCGTACTGCACTATCAGCGCGTAACCGCGAAATCTCGGAATGTCCTCCCCGATAAATTCTAGTATATCGTTCATGTCCTGCCCGTTATCGTTCGTCATACGGGCGAACTCTTCCACGGCGAACCCTTCGCAAACGATATTCTCCGTGGCTTTTGCCACGCACGCCGTAGCGGTCTTACTAGCGTCGATAAGGTTAGCTATCCTCTGCGGGTATAAGTTATCCGCGTCATAGCTAACAACCCCCTCCGACTGTCTCGGAAGGAGGTTTATCGCTTTTCGGACCGCTAGATATATTCTTTTTCCGTCTATCATGCCCTTTAGATTAGTTATTCGAATTCTGAAATGTCGGCTGCTGCCGCTTCTTCTGCTGCTGCCTTCTTGGCGGCTCTAGTAGCTGCGGCCTTTTTCGCTGCCTCGCTACGTTTTGCGGCTGCTTCCGCTTCCGCGATTTCTTCCGGTGTCGGCTCGGCCTGTTCCGGCTCGGCCTGTTCCGGCTCGGCCTGTTCCGGCTCGGCCTGTTCCGGAATAGTGGTAACCACAGCGTCCAGGTCGATAAAGTAATCTTTATATTCCGGGTTCGCCTCCATTAGTTCAATGGCTTTTGCGTCGTCGCAATTAAATGCGCGATATACTTTCCCGTCCTCGTATGATGTAATCGACAAGTCCGGTTTCATCACATAACGTGTGTGTTTCCCGGTCAAGTACTCGTTCTCATACCATTGTGCGGCGAACTGTCTGTCAAAACCGCATGAGTCCTCTAACTTTAAGTTAGTCATACGTACGCACAGCGCTAAAATCTGTCCTATATCTTGTAATCTTTCCATTTGTAATTAAATTTTAATCTGTTGTTACACTTTTGGTGCCTTTATTCCGCTATAATTGGATATTGTAATGGCTACCAACCTATCGCCCCCTGCCGCATCGGGCGTTTTCAAAGTAACGGATACAATTCCGTCCGTTGCTGAATCTCCCACGATTTCGGAGCATTCCAGACCGGACATAAGCCCGTATGCAAAGTAATTACCCGAAGTTGTTCTCGTGAGTGCCACAAACGTCCCTATTTGCAGGGCGTAAATTAGGTTCGAAAATTCACGCGCGCCAATAGCCCCCGCGTTATCAATCAATTTAACAACCACAGAATGCTCCTGCGCGGTTACCATAATGTCATTCACTTTTGCGGCGATTGTGGCGGACACGGAGTTTCCTATGCTATCGACTATGTAGCCCTTAGTACCTGTCTTCATCGTTATGGTCGCCAACCCGGCGGCATCTACGGAATAATTACTTATATCGTCGTAATTGACTAATACAAGTTCATCTACACCGCGAATTGAGGTAGGTTCGGCCGCTTTCGCACAATCAAACGTAATGTTTTGTTCTAACTTTTTAATACATGCCATAATTACCTCCTTTACGCTACGATAGCGCCATTTCTTAACGTTGCATATGTCGTCGGGTCGAAGTGTGCGCGCTGCTCACCTATCACGTTTTCCGGCGTTGATAACGTTATTGTTGTAAACCCGCCGTTTGCATTGGCTTCTTCTGTGTAGGCGGACATATTAAGCCCGTACACCAGCCCGTACACCCGGTATATATTCTTCTCCTTCATCTTAGTGACTGCCACGAACCCACCGTTTAAGATACGGTTCACAATATCCGCGCTATTTTGGTCCTTTCCGTAAATTGTAAAGGTCACGGAATCAGCAAGGGCGGCGGGCGCATTGTCATTTACGCGCGCCTCGGAAGACGCGTTAACACCCTTCTTATTAGACTCCACAAGGATAGCTTTGCCCCCACTAGAGAGCGTTAATGTAGCTTGTCCGGCGGTCAGGTCTTTAGACGCAATTTCTGAATAGTTGATTAGCAACAATTCTTCAATGCCCGTGGCGCCCGCGTCGCAGTCCACTAAAATAGCCCTATTTAATTTTGATATACATCCCATAGTTATGTAAGTTTAGCTTTAACAATTTTAGTCCAGGAAGCCGTGCCTACTATCGTCCGTTTCTCCCCTTTCGCATCGTCCGGCGTCTTTAGCGTGATAGAGGTAAAGCCCCCGTTCGCGCTGCTGTCCGTCTGAATGTCGGAAATTTCCAAACCGCAAAGCGCGCCTAACATATGCCGGCTAGCCCTGAGGTCTTTATACGATACCGCCGCCATAAACCGCCCGTTCATAAGGGCGTCAATGATTACTGAACCGATAACGGCCTTGTCGTACAGTGTGATAGTCAATGTTTGGTCTATTCCGTTTGAAACATCCGTAGCCTTCATTGCCTCCACCACTTTAGCGCCATTTTTAACCATATCGACGGGAACTGTTTTAGCTCCCGTCTTTAAGGTTATGCCTTCTATAACATTCGTGGCTGATACAGTCATATCGGTAATGTCGGCGAAGTTGATAAGGTATAACTCCCCTAAACCGACCGCGCCCAATTCGCAATTATACTGTATTGCCTTGTCTAATGCTTTTATACAAGCCATAATTTGTTGATTTTTAATTGGTTAAACTGTTGCCGCTGTACACAGTTTCATGTACTGCGGAACCGCTAGCATAGCATCAGCAGCAAATACAGTAGTACTGTAATACTTTCTATCTTTCGCGTCCTGGATAAACGGCGCGATAGTCAGAGTAGAGTCTTCCAATGCCAACTGAATGTTTGTTTTCGGTGTGAACGCAATGAATGATTGCACGATTAACGCGTCACCTTTCGCACTGTTGGATACGTGGCGCAACTCGTTGATTTTGTAACCTTCGAAGTAGTACGCGGGTTTTCCGTCCTCCATGTTAGCCTGTGCCAGGTGGTTGTCTTTCGACTGCACGATATTCTTGTATGCGCGCATAACGTTGCTTGATACGAAAAACTCTGAGTCGTTCAGCTGGTCCGGGCGTTGGCCGTCGATACACCATTTCAGGCACTCTAACACGTTTGCCTGGTCGGCGGGTGTCAATGCCTTGATAGTCTCGGTTGAGTCCTGCATCTGCTTGATAATACCGCCGTTTTTGAATACTGTGTATTCGCCTGCGGTATCGGAAGCTTTCAAACCGTCCAACCACACGAGACGCAACATGTCAGCCTCCAACACTTTCAAGATTTCCGACTGCATGAAGGCCGCCAACTGAGTTTGGTCGAATTCGTCCGACAAGTGTACGCCTTTAGCCACCATTTTGCCCCACAAATCTTGCAAGCAAACCACAATAGGCAATTCTATCTGTGCATGGTCGTAATATTTAACTTTGTCCTGTACCGAACTGTACTTGTACTCGCTGTCGCATCCTGCGGAACGTCTTACCGCCTTGCCTGCTGCTGAAAAAGTCAAGATAGGTTTACCCTTCTCAATTCCGGAAAGCACTGTTACGCCTGTGGAAAGTTCGCCTTCCAAACCTAGCGTTAAAGAAATAACATCCGACAAACTGTCAATGTTCAATTTGTTTAAGTCACTAAATGTAAATGCCATAAGTTTCTAGTTTTTTAATTTTGATGAATGATTTATATTAACGCCACTTGTTACGGTTTTCCTTGAATGCCTTTTGCACGGCTTCACGGCTTAACTTGGTTTCCTCTTTGGACTTCTCCTCGGTCTTTAGCTCGGTCTTTGCGGGCTTCGGCGTTCCGGTCTTACGGTTTAGCTGTGTTTTCAGCCCGGCGATTTCCGTTTTCAAAGCGGTAACTTCGGCTTGTAACGTTGCAAGTTCTTCCGGTGTGGGCGTTTTCTTCTCTTCCTCGGTTTTGGTTTCTTCTACCTCTATGTCTTTGACTCCTGCGATTACGCCACCCTCAACGACTAGAATAATATCCCCGTCCGGCGTGGTAATTTGGTAATCCCCGTCCGGCGCCGGGCTTCCGTCCGCTAGTGTAACGGCGTCACCTACTTGCACCTCGTCACCTGCTGCGGAAACTACGATTTCGGTTCCGTCTACGGTCGTAAATGTCTCGGTCGCTAACTTCGTCTTAGAGAAAGACGAAATCAGACCCTTAAATGAAAATTTGCTCATGTTCTTTGAATTTTTAAAGTTATTATTGCTAAATAGTGAACTAGTCGCGGCGGGAAGCCCTACCAAATCAGCGCTAAACAGTTCTGTCACCTCTGTAACAGTGGCGGTTTCCGCTTCATCATCGAAAACTTTAACGTCCATTTGATTGACGGATACGCCTAACAGCTCCGGTTCCTTCTCAATCATGGCTACCATGAAGGCGAATTCAGAAGGGTACGCGGTTTCCAGGGCTTCCGACATTGCTAAATCCGCGTAGACCGCATTTTCATCATGCGAAAAGTTAGTAAAATGCCCTATATACCCGTCTAACAAATCTTCACCGTTATGTGTGCGGCGTGCGTGAATCGGACGTTCATTTCCTAGTGCCACGAGGGACGGAAAACATTCTGCGGAAATGACTAATTTATATCTTTTCCCGTTGTCCTCGATAGCATTTTTGGTCTCTCCTGCCTCGATTATTCGTAATTTTTCAAACTTTTTCATGTAGTTATGTTAATTGCGTTACAAAGTTATGATATTAAACTACATTTAAGGGGTTATTTACCTATCAATTATATGCCCGCCGCCACCTGTACGCTCTGCGTGCGCTCTGTTTCCTCGTTTATGTCCGTCACTGCGACCTGCGGCGCCGGGACGCGCGCTACCGAATCGTACATAATTGCGGCTAGCTTGTACAGACTATCATCAGAAAGGGCGAAATTTGAAGGCATCTTAACCGTACCATTAGACCCCACCGATATTTTCCCGCCATTCGCATAACGGTACACACCGGATGAACCGAAAGAGCGCCCGCCATACTCCATGTTAAGCGCTGACAGCGCGTTAATGGCTCCGGAAGCCTTCCGGTTAAGTATATACATGTTCTCGCCTCCTTCGGCCTCGAATCGCTGCCCGTTGGAACCTACGAACGTTACGCCCCCGGCGGAATGGCTAGGCCCGTAAATCTGTCCACCCTTCGCGTACTTCGCTGACGGTGTGCGTACCTTGGTGTCCGGCTCCTTGGTTTTCGTAATGCTCATCACTTGTTTCATACCCGCGGCGACTACAATAGCGGCCTGTGCTATTCCTAGAAAACCGCCCTGTGCCAATGCCTTGGTAGCGCCTAGATATGTGTTAATTGTCGCCTGCACTATCGCGGCGGCCTTGCCTGCTGCGGATTCTTCGCCTAACAGCGTGGACAATTGCCCGGCTACGTCGCCCGCCAAAGCTACACGCGCATTCGCTGCTGCCTTTTCCCGCTGTGACTTGATAAGTTCGTAGCGCTCGTATATGCTGTCCGTCTCGGCTCCTATCGCCTCGGCTGCTGCTACCTCTGCGTCCCGTTTCATATCCAGCCGGATAAGGTCGGCCTCTAGTGAGTTGCCCAACTTGATATCGTCTAATTGCCTTTGGTTCTCAATCTCCATTGCCTTACGGTCTCGGTCTGCCTGCATCCGTGCGTCCTCCTCGGCCTTCACTGATGCGGCAAACTCTAGTTGCAGGGCCTTCACATTGTTTAGGTACTCCTGCTCTCCGATTAGGTTCTGCTGCCTCTTGTACTTCTCGGCTTCTATTTGTGCATTGATAACCTGTTGTTGTTCCTCCAATGTTGCCGCGCCATTCTTCAACTCGTTCTCGGCTATCTGCAATTGCATCGCCTCGACTGCATCAGCGTATTGCTTTAGCACGGCTTGTTGCGCTTTTGCGCGCGCGTCCGCTGCTCTTTGCGCCGCTTCTACTTCCGCCTTTTCCGCGTCTTCCGCCGCTTTCCGGCGTGCGTCTAGTGCTGCCTTAATGTTAGCCTGTTTGGCCGCTGCATCCGCTTTTTCGTAGCCTGTCAATTGCCCGTATATCTCTTTCTCCTGTGTGGCGTAAGTGGCGCGGGCCTGCTCTAGTGCTGCTAGGGCCTCCTGTTCCTTCCGGGCGTCCTCGTCTGATGTGTACCCCAACTCATTTTGGGCCTTAATTTGCTTGTACTTGGCTTCTAGTATCTGTACCTCCATGTCCCGGATAGCGTGCAGTTTCTCGGTAGCCTGCTCTAGAAGCTTCCGCCGCTCCTCGGTACTCTTATTTTGGTCGGCTGCTAGGGTCTTTAGTTCCTCCATTTCCCTTTTTAGACGCGCCATAGGTACGAGCATGTCCGTTTCCGCCTTGTAAATGCGCTGCATTTCTTTCTCTAGAGCGCTAGCACTCCGGGCGGCTTCCAACGTGGCGTCCGATATAAGACCTATCTTATTGAGTAGCCACGTTATTTTCTCGGCTAACCATTCAAAGGCCTTTGCAAGCGCCGTAAATAGCTCGGTTATGTAGTCCAACAACCGCCCTATAATTGTTTGGAACGGCGCAAATGCCGCCTTTAGGCTAGTTGATAGGTCGCTGTTACGCTTAATCATTTTCTCTATCAGCCCGATAAGCGTTAACACGGTCGTAACTATGAATAGAATCGGGTTCGCCTTCAACGCCGCGTTAAATGCCTGTACCCCGGTTATCCCGCTTTTCATCGCACCGACTAGCGCGCCAGTCCCACCGGATAGACCCTGCGTTTGCAAAATTCCCTCCTTGACGCTTTCCGCATAGTTACCCACGTTTCTACGGTTGTCCCCTACGGACTTCTCTAGCTCTTTCAGTTTGTCGGATAGCGCCTTGGTTTGTTCGGTAAGTTCTACCCCCTCCTTGCTAGTAGTGCGCTGCGCCTCGGACATCTTGTTAAGTTCCACGGTGTTCTGTGCCAACTGCGCACGGAGCGCGTTAACGCTCGTGGCCTCGCTGTCTAACAATGTCTTGGTACTCTTAATCTCGGCGTTGTTCTCCTTCTGCGCGTTCGCGTTGTCTAACAGAGCTTTTTTAGTCTCTATCATTTCCTTGTTCAGCTTCCGAACTGACGCCTCGTACTTATCTTGCGATACAAGTCCGTCCGCGTAGTTTTGATTCAGAGCGTCAAGAGCTGATTTTTCAGTGTTATACGCGGCTTGTAAATCTTTTTTGGTCTTTGCAAGCGCTATACTCTTTGCTATCAGAGCGTCGAGGCCTTTTTCAGCCTCTGACGTTCCAAAATTTAAGTCTAATAATGTTACTTGGTCTGCCATACTCTAGTTAGTTAAATCCAATTTGTACAAAGATAGCTTGCAGTCTCCTTTTGTTACATCATATTCGCCTAGGGATTTTATGTAAAAATACCCGCCCAACTGTGAAAAGTAATATGCCCTGTCCAACTTTAAGTTAATGACGTCCTGATAGCTTAACCGGGCCTTTATCTTAACTTGCATTCTAGGTGCGAATAGCTTGAAGTGCCTCTTTATATACATCCTATAAATGTCCTCTAGTGCAGTCACATACGTAGCGGTTCCGCCCGTGGTGAACTTGGATGTTAGTGCAACCTTCGGAAATGCCATAAAGTTATACGCAAATGGCAATCCGGATTTATATGCGTCCTTCACCGGATTAAGTGTCCCGGGCCCTATCGAGTAGCTGTACTTTACATCGCCCACCTGCATTACAAGTTGGTCGGCAAACTCATCCGGAACTTCTATCGTGTCCACCCCGGAAAATCTATCGCTCCAATCAACTATATATTGATGTCTGTCATCTTTCCGGTCACGTATTGACGGGTGTATGATTGGCTCAATGCTTAGCGTCTTGTTCCTCCACTGCTTCCGCCAATGGAAAGCCGTACACAGGTCATCCACCAATTTTTTGACGTCCGAATACGGGAACCCCGTTCCGGTTACTATTGTTCCGGCTGCGGGCCTGTACGCTGTCAGTACTTCCGCGGCGCCGTCACCCAAATCAATGAGTTCTTCCGGCGCATATCCGTCCGGGAACTTGAAACACGATACCTTGCTGCCTCCGATAAGACCCTTCACTATCATATACTTGTCCTTTGTCGGTGTGACGAAAACCGCGTCATTAAGTGACGACCCGTACAGCCAAATACGGTCGGTCAGTCTTGAACGCGGGTACAATTTACCTCCGGTTAGGTTAGTACTTTCCCCCACGATATGCAGTTCCGGTAGCGGGTTGGGAATCGTAGCGCCCGTGTACTCCACTATCATACGGATATCTCGCCCTACGCCGGAACGGAGATTGAACCCGGGGTTCTGCCCGTTTGGAGCCGGGCCGAACAACGTAGCGTATAGTGCTTTCATTGTGTCGGATATGACAACCTGCGCGATACTAGGATAGATGTACCCCCCGCGGCCCTTTGCGTATTCTTTGGGAACTAGCGTCATATTACCGGACGCTACATCATTATCCCACACGATAGACGAGCGGAAAATCATAATGGTGGGCTTTAGCAGAGCCGCCTCTATCGGTTCGGTGATAGTCGCGCCCTCGTTATGTTTCGGTGTCAACTTCGGGAACGCGCCTTCCTTCCATGTGATATGGTCGTTGATAATCTTTTCCAGGTTGACGACCCTAGTAGCGTTCAGCCACCCGGCAAACATCTGCTCCACCTGTACAAACGGGCGATGTATTCTTATCTCCTCGTCGCTCCACTTCTTCGTATTCTCGATTAGCGATATATTGTAATTTCCGCCGTTGTACGCTACTTTGGCATAGAACTCCACATCATACCCCATGTATTGAAACGGGCGACTGTGAACGAATAATTTGCAGTCGTAAAATACACACTCGTGGAACCCCTGTTGTAGGTTCTTGAATATGCGGTCATTGTTGGCGCTTCTCGGCACCTTGATAGTAGCCGAGAATGCCACACTGTCACCAGTCATTGTGACGGGTGATATATTGTTCACTGTGAGTTTTACGGAGGACCCCGTGAGGCCCTCAACGTAATTTCCATTAATCTTTAATTGTACTATATCCATATTAACCTGCTTGTTCGATTCTTATAATTATATCCGTTAGTCCCGGTCTTTGGAACCTAATTCCCGTATCCCTTGCCGCGCCTATGGTGTTGGCGCGCCGCCCTGACGTACCTCTACCGTCGCTAATTTAGTCGTCGTGCCTGCACGGTAAATGTGCAGGTACCCTATGCGTTCCGTTGTGCTCGGGTTCGCACGTCGTCTAGTCGCTACCTGTGATACCCCCGGTTTCCCTCGGCCGTTCTCCGGGCTGCTGATAATCAGCCAATCCGATCCAGGTACAATGTCCCAAAACACATTACTGTTAATGCGTAGCGGCGCATTGATATCCTCGTGGTACGGATACTCCATGGTTAAGGGTGATGCGCTGAACTGCACCGGAATAGCCGCGGGTGAGTCCGGCAGTACGGGCGAAATGTAGTTATCTTGCAACTCCATTGTGCGGAATCTCACCTGCTGTCTGTACGTGCGAGTGCTGCCGGACCACCGGGCGCCGGAATCGCTGACTACTTCCGCACGGAATACTTTGTACTGGTATTGGTTTATGCCCGGCATATTCAGTTCCATAATAATCTGCGACGATGTCATCAATTGTTGGTATACCGCGTACTTCTCCGGACCGTACTCCATGTTAACCGTAACATCTGCCTGCTCCGTGGCACCGCCCAGGCCGCGTATATAATTGAAGTTGTTCGACCAAAAGAAGTTCTTGAAAGCGTCCCAAAACCATTCGCCGTTCTGCATGTTCCACCGGACGCGGAGCGCGCACAATAACGCGTCGTCCTCATTGGCGCGGTTCCAATTGCGGTTTTCATACTCTATAACATGGTCTACGCCCGCACCCCATACATCTTTTATAGCCAATTTCTTGATGTACCGCACGTCAATTGTCTTTCCGAGCGTGTAGGTGGTGGGCATAATAGCCGTGTGGGGCGCGTCATCGGCGGGCTCGGCCACTACCGGAAACGTTACGCCCGGCGCCGTCGCAAACGGGTAGTATATGTCTACATCCTGACCGGGCATTTTGATTTTCGGCGGCTCGGGTAGTGATGCCTGGTTGCCTGGTATCGTGTGCCAATAGGTTAGGTCACAATGGAATACGCCCAACACAATTTGCTGCGAGCCCGCACTCGTATTGCTTATGAATAATAGGCTTGTCTCCGCAATTAGCTCGGTAGACCTTTGGCGGTCTGCGCGCGCCATTAGGGGGCATGCAAAAGACATATCAAAATCTATCACGTCCTCGTATGGCAGTTCGAACGTATGTACTATTTCGCCCTGGTCGGTAACTGCGGCGAACACAGTTCGCCCTACGCCGGAAATCTTGTCCGGGTATATCTTAATCATCATAGGGCGTGTAGGCCATATGGGTAACTGCTTAGGGTAAGTTATTAACTGATTCGTTACGCCCTGCAATTCCACGCCCGCAACAGGTATTTCTATTCTCATAATTACTTGATGTTTAATGTGTCAATAATCGCATATCGTATTATAGTGATGATATCTTTTTGGAGCGCCAGCACCCTTGCGGGGTTAAGTACATCCGACACCACGCCGCCGGGGTTGTGGTCGTTCGGTACCTTTATTCCCTCCTCGCCTATCATCTTTGCGATAGGATAGGCGGCTTCTATCGGTATGTTCGCCCCTCTACGGTTCTTGTCCTCTATCCAACGCTTGATAACTGATAACGGCGGGCACCTTCCGGGGGCGCGTCCTCCCTCCATTGCCCCGACATAGCGCGGTGCGGTTATCTTCGCATTGTTGCCGCTTACCGTCAGTTTCAGTTCGCGCCCGAAATTACCGGAAGCAGCCAGGCCTTTCTGTATGTACGACTGCTCTATATCGTCGCGTAGCTTGGTTAGAAGCACTTCAATCTGTGTTATCGGATTCTTTGCCATTACTCGGATATATTAAGAGTTATCTCCCAGCCCGATTTGGGACTATCGTATATATTCTGTCTCTTAACCACATTTGCGGCCCCGCTAACGTAGTTACAGCCTGCCTGCCTAGCGATATCAGTAATAACGGTGAAAGTCCTGTCTAGGACCTCTATTTCCGCCGTATCGTCACGTAGGTAGTGTGACGTCCCTAACACCTGGATAAGTACCGATACCCCGAGCGGTTCGGGTGCCAAATCGGAGTATGTCTGTATCCCTCCGGGCACATCTACGAAAACGAAGTCACCCGTAATTTGGTTCGCTAGGACATTGCGGGTGTACTCGTCGCCAAAAAACACGGGTAGGCCGTGTCGGCCCGCCCATGTTGATACGTCATCTAATATCCCTTTAAAAGTCATACTTAGTTTTTACGTTATTGTCATATGTGGGTTCGTTCTCGCTGCTGATTGTCCGCCTACCCGTCCATATCTTTTCTTTGGTTTGACGGTAATTTCCGACAAGGCGAATACAGCCGTATACCCCTACATTCTTGTCGGACGTATCCGCATTATCCTCTAGTATTAATACGCCTCTTCCGGATACCTTCCCAGCTATTCTAGACTTTCCGTACATTGCCAAGGAAAGGGTATTAAATGCAAGGGCGCCGGAAAACTCGGAGTCTCCGCACATATATACAACATTATTCCCCGACCGGGACGTAGCCAAAAATTTAGCGTTGTCCTCTATGTGTATATCAGAATCGAACTTTCCTTCTTCCGGGGCGGGGGAGAAAACGCCGTTATCCGTCACGTATGCGGAGCCGAATATGTAGGCATTCTCCGTAACGGAGTTCCCGCCAAAGTAGCCCGTTCCGGCGATTCTAGTATCTTTAACCTTGGCGTTACCCTCTACACGGACATTGCCCGAGATAACCATTGCCGTTTTTTTCGTGTTGGTTATCTCGCAGCCTTTACCACCTCCGTGGTTTCCGGTTCCGCCGAATACGTTTGTACCCGAGATGCTAAATAGCCCGGTTAGTTTTGCATCCTTGTAAATCGTGGTAGCGACCATAGTCTCCAAATCTGAAAAGTTGGCATCTTTAATACTGTCGTAGCTTTCCACTAGTGCGCCGAATTTTTTGCTAGCTACGTGATACACGCGGTACATTCCTTCAACCTCCGAACTACATAGAGTACCGAATATGAGAGCTTTACCCAAATCGGCGCTAGCTTTCGAAAAGTCGATATCCGTGTACACATTGCGGTTAACCGGGTTGTGGTAGAATATACCCTTTTCAACGTTACAACGGATGAATTTAAACGGAAAACTAACAGATAGGGCGCTAAGTGCGTCCTTAGGTATGACCTGTTCCGATTGGGTGAATGCGTAGCAATCCCTAGCGATAATCTTATTTTTCGTCACATACGACACGGCAAATGAGTATGAACCGTCATTTACTAGTCTACCAATGTTATAAAAATTACCAATAAGCAAACTATTTTTAGAAATAAGCCGCCATTCTACGTTACACTTAATCACATCTGCAAGTATGTTAGCCGCGAACGCGCCGGCGCCCGTCTTACTGATAGTTAGGTTACTTCCGTCAATTACGGATTTATACACGTCTGCAAATTGCGTGTTCCCTGCATTAACCTTAGTTGCAACGGTCATCGCGCTAGTGTAATTGAACTCTAGGCGGCTGTCGTTAATGTTAAGCGCGCCTTCCGTCACGGGCTCCGATACCTCCACCGCGGCGGTTGTAATGTCGGCTACCGCAATATTGCCCCCCGTCGTCTTTCGCACGAGAACCGCGTAATAGTAACAATCTTCGGTAGCCACGGAGATATCCGGACCTCCTGTTATCCAATTTGGCGATGCGGAAAACAGTAGCCCGTTAACATCGTATCTAAGTACTTTAATCTGATAGTCCGGGTTAGTTGCCTTAACGGTCGTTTTCGTTCCGCCGCGGTATAAGGTAGCTTTCACCCGTAGTGCCGCTGGGGCTGACTCCTTGCTTTCCTCGTAGGTCTTACCTACCACAACAAGTGCGCCGCCTACTTCCATATCTGACGCGGCTAATGTCTTTCTAGCCGATGCCTTTCCCGTAACGAACTCGTGCGCGCCGATAAGGGCCGAAGTACCTGTAATGTTAACGAATGGTCTAGGGTCGGTTACTGCGCCCTCGTAGCCATTTGTGTCTACAATACTATCGCCCCCTACACGGATAGACGCATAGCCGAGGTTTCCGCTGAATATCCAACAGTTGCCCTCCTGTGACAATGTGTTCTCGTCATAGACTATACCGCCTACGTCGCCAATGTTCACGAATCGGTCTTGTACGCGAAAAGACCGAAGTGCCTTTATGCGCTTGGCGGCACCTACTGTGATTATCTCATACTTTTTAATCATAAGTTATTTGTTAAAATGTTTCTTCATTTCCGCTTTTTCCTTTTCTACTTCCTCGTGCCTCTTGGACAGTGCCAATATGGCGTCTAGGTAATTTATCCGTTTCGCCTCCTCGAACGAGCAGTTGAACAACTCCGCCGTAGCCTGTACCAACGTCAATATGTTCTTTGCCTCTTTCAGTGTGTCCGGCTCTGCGTCCGGCCCGCCTGCGCCCTGTGGGAATAACGTCCGTTCCAAATCATTGGCCGCCTTAATCTGCTCCCGTATGTACTTCATCGCGGTTAGCAGGTGGTAAATGTTATCGGGCGAATACTCGGCCGTCTGTCCCTCTACGGGCGTGCACCACTTCGTAACCTTCTCCGTTGCTGTCTCGGCTCTGCGTGTCTCGATTAGCTGCCATAGCGTGACTTTCTCAATGCTCGGAATGACGTACACAGTCTTTAGCTTTTTGGTTATGAACGGGGAAGCCTTGACGTACTCCGACAATTTTTCCAATAACTTACTTTGGTCGGAAGTTAGGCCCCCCTCATAACACGGGTGCAAGTTACAAATATATTCTAACTGTTGGCGGTTATTATACCGACAAAGTGCATAGTACGCGCGCCGAAAGATATTTTTAACCTTACCTTTCCAGTTGGTTCGCTCTTGCAGTATCAGCCATTCAAGGCCGTAAAATCCTTTTTTACTCATATTCGTCAAATTCTAATTGTTCAACTTGTTCATAAAATAGCCACTCTTGTTCATCCGTTCCGTCGTATTGGACTACAACGCCCAATACATCCGATTCCAATACGGTTCCCGTCCTTCCGTCCTCGGTAACCTGCACACGCTCGTATATCTCTATCATTGTGCGGCGGCTTTAGGTCGGTACTTTCGGATAAGGAAATCGACACCGTAACGGATAGCGTCCCATGCATGGTTGTATGCATCTATCGGCTCATTTGTGTACAGGTCCGTCATATTGTCCTTGACATATGAATAGTTATCTGCCTCGTCCAGTACGTTATCGCTTCTCTTTGTTACGTGTATCCGGAACTGCTTCACCTGCTGTATGCCCGCCTTGACGGAGCCTTTGCCCTTCACGCATGGTATAGTCTTACAGCCGTGCTGCCGAATCTCCACGATACTTTTCTGTTCGGCGTTGTCGCATACGGTGTAGATGTTATGCAGCCCGTGTTCCTTCAGCGTCTCGGCTATTGTGCGGTTCAGCATTCCGGTACGGTAGCAAATCTCATCTATGTACAAGTCCCAACCACGCATGTAGATATCGACTATTGCGGTCGGGTCTTGCTGAAAGCCAAAATCAAGCCCTACACAGCGTTTTGTATCTTCCCCCTGTAATTCCTTTGGCAACTCCTCGATAATGTCAATTTCGGGATATATGAGGCCTTCCAGCCCGCCTGTCTGTCCTTCACCATATACGCGCCACCAATTTGGGTCGTTCGCGTTCTTCTCGATTGCCTGTACTTGTTGCTCGGTTAGGAACGGATTATCTTTGTACGTGCTGTGGATAGTTACGTACTTGTCCCCTACAAAATCAGTCTCGCCCCAAAATCTTCGGACGGGGTTAAAGTCGATTATCACCTTTAGCCGGGTACGCACATCCAATTGACGGAAGATTTCCCTCGGCACCCGTTGCGCCTCGTTGATGAAAAGAATGTCACGCGCCGGGCCGTGTACCTTGGCGGCACTGTCGCACCCGAAGAATTCGATATATACGCCTTCCGTTACGGTGTATATCATCTCGGACTTGTTGAACGCGCTGTCCTCCCATACTCCTTCGTCTATCAGCATATTGGTGAAGTCACGTAACATACCACGGCGGACGGCTGGAAGCGTGTCCGTTACGCAGCTAATCATTAACGGCTCGGTACTTTCCCGTGCTATGAGGTAAAGAAGCTGTAACACGCTCCAAGTCTTAGAAGAACGCGTACCGCCTTTACTCGCTATCCCTCTTATGTACGGGTCGGTAACCGGGCCTATCATTTTATCGAATACATATGTACACTTCATATAACGCTATTTTCCTTCGTTTTCCGACACTTTATGTTCCTTCGTTTTCCGACACTTTATGTTCCTTCTTGAAGTCCTTTAGCTTTTGGACCCTAGATGCCGTCCTAGGGTCTGAAACCTGTATTGTGAGGCCTCCTTTAATCTCCTTGCCACCGGATGTATAGTCAAGTGCTGTTTTCAGCCCGCGCAACGAGCGGATGTACGTAGGGTCGAACGCCTGCGACGCTGCGCCCGCGTCCATATCCTGGAATATCATCATACGGATATTGTCGATAGCTTCAGCGAATCCCCTGGAAGCCTCTAGGCCGAACTCTTCGTAATTGGCTTCATATATCCGCCTGCGGTCTGCTAGGTAGTTAGGCGCCGCACCAAGGAACGCGCAGAAGTCCGATTCGGACATAAGGCGCCTTCTCGGGATATCTAGTATGGTGCCCGCCATGTTACCGGACTTAACCACGTCGTGAACTATTATAGGGTGCGCATCTATCCACTCGCGGTACCTGTTGAACGCTTCTAGAAGGTCGTCCGGCTCCTGCCAAATCGGAGTCGCCCCCCAACGGCGGCGGCATATCTGAAACACGCTATCACACCCTGTTTCATCGGCTGGGTTTAGGCGCGTGCGGGATTTCTCGAGGCGGGCCTGCGTACCAACGTTAACAGGCACCCCGTCTTTGCCTATTGCCACCTCCGGCACGGGCTTCCCCGTATCCTTGTTCTTATCTGTTTTACTCATATGAAAATTGATTCTTAATTATTGACAGCAAATATACTACATTCCTACCTCAAATATGCGCTAAATGCCTATAATCGTGGTTTACGTACCGTAACTATCTGTTTTACAACAACTTAGCTTCACGAAACGCGGGGGTGTAATAGATGTCATAGATGTGTCACAGATGAAGAATGACACGTAAAGTGCAGTGGCACAGCGAGTTACGGCCAGTGTCACAGATGTAATAGCATTTTCCCTGGAAGGTAAAAATAAAAAAATAACACCCCTACTTATTATTCATTAACCATAGTTAATATATCATAAGTAGTACTTTAAAATCGTTCATTTTTATCTCTATACAGTTTATCTATTACATCTATTACACTATATATAACTATATAAATATCAGTCAGTTACGTGTCACTGATGAAAAATCTTTACCTATTACGGCAAAAACTTTGTAGCTTGATACTCAGCGCTTTATGCGTCATTGATAGGTGTCACAGATAAAATCGATTTGTAAATCCTTTTAGTAAGCTATTTTGAGAAGAAACTAACAAAACATCTAATTTCCATTATTTTCTCAAAAAGTTTTTTCTCAACTTTCTTTAAATCACTGATTTCGTTCAAAATCGCCTATTTTACTAAAAGACTCTCAAAAAATTTTGTTTACATCCAATTTAGATATATTAACTGAATTTGCTAACGATATGACAAAAAACTTTCTTCTCAAAATCTTCGTGTCATCACTAAATCTGTAATAACATAGAAATTTGAGAAGAAAGTTTTTTCAGTTATTCTACTACTTTACCGTCTTTGTCCCTCGCTATAAAGCTATGTTTGTCGGCCCAATCGCGTAAAATTTCCTTACGATTCCTTAGCGCCCTGCATGGTTCCATTTGTACCCATTTCCCGAATTGCCATTGCCACATGTCTAGCGATACCGTTCCGTCCTTATAATAGTTGAGGCGGTATATAGGGTTGGAGTCTACTCGATTTTTGTAACTAAGTATCCACTTTCCCGGGCACCATATTCTAGGAATGTCCTCCGTATTGAACTTATCTAGCCGGGTCTTTTCGTGGTCCTTTATGAACATCGTTTCAATAGTCGGTATTCTGTTCGGGTCTGTTCTCGTATTCCGGTCGTCCCGTACCGTAGCTATCTCCATTCTTAGTTTCGGCATCGCCTCGCAAATCGCCATAGCGTCAACGCGGTGATATGTGAACCGTGCGTATGTCCGGTAATGTATCCCGTTCTCCTTGCAAAACTTGAATAGGAAGAACTCATTTACATTTAGTATTGTGGCCAGGTCCTGTATTACGAACTCTAGCGGTTTCTTTCTGCACTCCATTTGTTTCTGTCCCATTATAATCTGCACATTGTTAATGCGGCTATCAGCGCTAGCAGGAACGCCCAAACCACAGTTATTAAAATTGCTATTAACATTCTCACGATAAGTCCGGGCAAATCTTCCGGGCTAGTCATCCACTTGCAAAACCTCTTAATCATATCTTCAACGCCTCCCGTATCTTTCCAAGTAGCGCATACATCTCGGTACGCGACAATGTCAGTTGTACTTGCGGATTGTTTTTCCGGTAAAACGTAAAGTCCGTAGCCCTCTTTAGGTTCCTCGGCACGCTCTCGGCGTAAATTACCACTTCCTCGGCTTCCGCCTTCCCTATCTTCATACGCATACTATATTGCGCCTTTTCCGCGCGGTACAATGCGGTCTTGAAAATCTCATTCGCCGTGGGGCGTCCTGTCGCCTCGGCCTGTTCCCTCATTTCCTGCTCTCTGAATAAATGCTCCATGTCTGCCATAACTTTATGATTTAAAATATTAATTTAATAAGGTAGTGTAATACGTAATTGCCCAATAGCCACCAGGACAACGTCGCCCCAACGAATCCGCCTACCGCCGTGCACGTGGCATCCACCCAATCGAAATTACCGCCGTGCTGCGCATCTTTGAACTCCATTCCTAGAGCTAGTCCAATAGCCAGCCAAAAGTTTATCGCGCCCGCCGGGATAGCATAAAGGAAGTGTTTCCAACGGTTGGACTCTAGGAACCACCCGAACATTTTAGAAGTGAACGACCGTTTACGCTCCGGTGTGCTAATTGAGTCTTTAGGTACCGGGGCCTTGAAAACTATCACGACATAATTAGAGGGTATGCCCAGTCGTGCCGATTCTTCTTTAGTAGCGGGGGTTAATATTTTAGATTTCCCGTTAACGGGTCTATATAAGTACACGGTACGTTGGTACACCGTGTCGTACTGAGAGCCAACGTAGGTAAACATTTCATTGTTCAATTCCACAGTATCGCCAATGCGATATTCTGATGTTAAGTTTTGATTTTCCATTATTATACTGCTTTAAAAATTAAGTCATTTGGTTCCTCTTCTGTTGTCTCTACGCACAACCAATCTTCCGGGCTCTTGCACGGTTCGCCCCTCTTATAGAATGCGCACCCCTCGCACGTTTCATTGTCCTTTTGGCGTACCACCACGTAGGTTACCCCCTCGTGTTCCTTGGTATCGCCGGGGCTAAATTTTGTCATTCCTAAAATCTTTTCCGTAATGTATTTAATCAAATGAATAAATGCGATAATATATGCTCTATAACCTTTACCGTCCACCCGTTACCGCACATCCGGTATATCTGCGTGTCGGATACTGTCCACTCGTACCACTCCGGTACGGTCTGCAACCGCGCACACTCGGTAGGCGTTAGCCGCCTCAACATTCCGCGAAACTGTAATAGGTTGTCCTTTCGCACCGGCGTCAGGCAGTCGGGTCTTCCATGGCTATCCACTATTAAATTGTCACTGCCGTCTTTGTAGCACCTTTGCAAGAGAGTGTTCGCCTTCCCTTCCGGCGAAACCACACGCGCGCCGAAACTGTTTCCTTTCTCGGCGTTAACCCTCGCATGATTGACCATGCCCTCAAGGGCCCTATCCGACACGTAATACTTTTCATCTACTTCGTCCTCCAATATATCGCGGATTAATATGCCTTCATCTTTCGGTTGGGGTATCTCGGCTATGTTAGTCCAATACAATCTCTTCCGGTTCTGCGCCGACACAAGGTTGCTGTTAATCATAACGGGTTCCACTCCGATAGCTTCCGTTAACACTGCTTCCCACTTCTTTGACATCTTCACGTTTTCCAGCAGGAACTTAACGTCCGGATTATATTTCCGTATGTCTGCCAATATGCGCATGTATTCCCAAAACAGATATGATTGCCCTTCAAGCTCAAAACCCATTTCCTTGAGGTCCAGGTAGGTCTGCAAGTCGGTTATTTCTACCTTGTCGGTCGTTACCATACCCACCCGTTTCCCGGCAAACGAAAACGATTGGCACGGGCTTCCGCCTATAAGCAAGTCTATCTTATCCAATTTCGATACGTCCGCCTTGGTAACGTCCCCTAGTTGGATAGTATCCGGGAATACATGCCTAGTCTGCTGTATAGCGAACTTGTCCACCTCGGAAGCGTAGTACTTATCCGGGAAGCAACCTAGATTAGTCAACGCTATCTGTCCGCAACTCATCCCGTCGAATAAGCTTAATACATTCATCTCTTATACTTATTAATCAGTTCCTTAACTATGTTCATTAACCCGTCCTGTGCAGTCGCCTTTCCGCTTAGCACCTGTATTACCCGCTCGTCCACGGTTCCCTTGCTTATTAGGTGGTGGACAAACACGCTATTCTTCTGTCCCTGCCTCCACAACCGCGCGTTGAACTGCTGATATAATTCAAGGCTCCACGTAGCACTGTACCATATTATACGGTTGCCGCCCTTCTGCATGTTAAGCCCGTGGCCCGCGCTCGCCGGGTGTGTTACTAGTACGGGTATCTTTCCCTCGTTCCACTCCCTTACATCCTCCACGGTGTTAAGCCTGCGCGCACCGAACGGTTGCAAAGCCTTCATTATCCGGGCTTCCTCGTGTTTGAACCCGTAGGCCACCAACACGGGTGAGCCGTTCGCCGCCTCAACCATTTCTACCAGGGTTTCCAGCTTTTCATCGTGCACGTTGTACACGTCCCGCACTTCATCATAGACCGCGCCCCCCGCGTATTGCAGTAATTTGTTTGTAAGGGCTGCGGCGTTTAGCGCTGTGATTTCTTTGGAGTCTCCGCTGGTAGCGTCAAGAAGCGTTAGAAGTTGCTCCTCCTCGAACTTGTCGTACGCCTTCTTCACCTTCTCCGATAGTTCAACGTAATTGTTGATGTATGTAACTTCCGGCATATCCAGGAAATCAAGTGCCTTCATTGACAACGTGATGTCGGATATCTTTCCCCCTATCACCTCCTCGGTATCGGCCAGCGGTTTGTACTCGTAGATTATCCCGGCGTTCTGCCGTCCCGGTCGGAAGTAGTTGGCGCGGTAATCGGTTATTGTCTTTCCTAGTCTTTGCCCCCCGTCAACAAGGTACATTTGCGCCCACAGGTCAATAAGACCATTTGGCGCGGGCGTTCCTGTAAGACCTACGACACGGGAACAACTCCGGCGGATAACCTTTGCAGCCTTGAAACGTTTGGCGCTGTGGTTCTTGAAACTGCTTAATTCGTCAAGTACTAGCATATCATAAGGTACCTTTTGCCCGCCCCACATTTGTAAGAGCCACACGAGATTATCCCGGCTAACCGTGTACACATCTGCATCCGCCCTGGCGGCAATCTCGCGTTGCTTGGCTGTGCCCTTGATGACTGATACACGTAGGTGCCTTAACTGCTCCCAGTTGTTAACCTCGTCTATCCACGTCATTTCGGCTACTCTCTTAGGGGCTACTACCAATACCTTAGTTACCTCAAATTGTTCTATCAAGTCAGACACGGCCGTTAACGTGGACACGGTTTTCCCTAGTCCCATATCGAGGAATAGCGCGGCGAACGGGTTGTTCTCAATATGGTTAACGGCCATTATCTGATACTTGTGTAACTGTGTACGGTCTAGCATTATTCCCTCTTGTTGATTGTTTGGAACACTACGTTCTTTTCATCTTCTCGGCAGCCTTCGTCACACAGGAAGTCAGGCCCCTTGCATTCGGGCGCGCCTTCTTCGTTGATACTGTAAAATGCACATCCCTTACAGGTGTTGGCGTTCGTCTCTCTTACTACGTAGGTTGTACCGTCCTTCTCAAAGATTGTGCCTACACACATATAATTTCTATCTTTATTACTCATGCCATTAAATTTTTAATTGTTATTATCTCATTCCTATCTCGTCCATGTACAACTCGTTTGCAAGGTCGTTCCGTGTGAACCGTTCCGGAAACAATTTCAATACCTCGTCTATTACATCTAGTATATCGGGAAAGGCTGACTTGATGCCTAACAGGTTGCACAACTCCCTAGCCGGGTTGCTCTTGAAAACTTCATCCGTGTACGTCTCCCGTAGTTCGTCTACGCCTGCAAGCAGCGTGGTATCTTCTAGGATGTTGAGGCCTCTACGAGTGTGCTCTTTCCGTATTATCCGGTCGGGTACCTCTGACAATAAGAATTGTTGGAGGTTATCCGGCAGCGCCTTTATAGCGTCTCCCATTGTGTACCCTTCAGCGGGTGTCCCGTTCGCCATAGACTTAACGAGGTGCCCGAACTGATTGATACGGTCTACTTTAAGTTTCTTGTTAAAATCTTCCATGTCACTAGTAAATTAATAGTCCGACAATAGTATAATTTTATCGACTGGTACCGTTACGGTCTTATGTCCGGTAGCGTTCGTATAAGAGCCGGGGCAATTGCATCTAACGATTACCTCCTGCTTATCGCATAGGTTTTTGCCTATTATCCACCCGGTGTACGTTCTGTTTTCTCGCGGAAAGCAAATCTCTCTCGGCGTCCCGTCGCGTCTGGTGGTCAGGTCTATAATAGATAGAGGGGATTGGCCCTCCATGATGTTACGGGCAAATATCGTAGCGCGGTCTGTCGTAACAAGGTGATACCCATTATTGTATAGGTAAGCTTCCAGGTCCTTAAGGGAATTGAACCGTTTCCGCACCCCTGTCTTTACGCGTGTCGCTGCAAATATGTTATACAGTCCCGTGTGTACGAAAACATTAAGATACCCATATTCGTTACCGTATAACTCGTTATAGTTTCTTTCTGTGGTCTCCATATTATTTACCTCCTATCTCGTTAGCCATTGCTGACAATTCCTTTCTACTCACTGCTATGTACAGAGTACGCCCGCGTCCGTATATCTGCCAGGTGCCGTTAAACTTAGAATAGGTAGCCGTATTACCGTCCACGTTATTAAGATTGACTACTTCACCCTTGGTCGGTTTATATTCCGCTAGGGACGTTAAGAGGGCCACCGCGGCCTTTTCATCCCCTAAAGGTATATCTAACTCGTGCGACGCCGCGTTCGCTATTAGGGCCGTTATCTGATACGTTACCGCGCCTTCCATATCGGCCTTGACTAGTTTACACACCCCGAGGCGGAACGACTTAATCGTCTCCAATTTCCCGGACTGACTTGATACCTGTGCCATTGCACTAACTGCAAACAAAACTACTACTAAAATACTAATTAACTTTTTCATGATTCTAATTTTTAAATGTTATTTGATTGGTTTACTTTAAATGTTTTAGGGGCTATTCGTAGAGCGTATTCTATGTTCTCCTTGGAAGCCTGCCAAATGATAGTCTGTTCTTTATCTAGATATTGAAATCTCCTTGTGTACGGGTCTACCTTTCTTATCCGCTCTATCTCCTCCCTCGTGCAGTCCTTCATAGCTGCTAGCAGTTTTTGCATTTTGAGGGAACTCCGTTCCAGTTCTTTCTTTTTAGGCTCTCCGAAAAAGCCTCTCTTATTCCAAAACCGACGGCGGGCCTTCATATCCGCCTCGGTTAATATTCCTTGCTCGTACTTCATATTATATAGATAATTCTTTGAAAATTCGTACTTCACAATTCCATTTCTTAGCACGTCTTTCGGCCTTTCTTCTTGCTGCACCCTCGGTGTAGTCATACCAGGTTTCCGTGACAGGGTTCCGTGACAGGGTTCCGTGACAGGGTTCGTTATTCCAAATAATACACTCCAATTATAAGTTTTAGTTTCCAATAAGCGCGCCCTACTAGCTTCATTATCTGCAAACTCATTTTGACCTATTGACCTGTAATAATCGGCATTTTCTTTGGCATTTTCAAGTGCTCTTTGTTTTTCCCGAATCATCTGTAACTTTTCGGAATTGTCATTTCTGATTATTACATCTTCTAGAGCGGTTCTTCTTATTAATTCGATAGTTGCTTTCACATCTTCTAATTTTAAGTGGTTATTTCCTTTTGACACTTCAAAGATACGGATACTTTCCGGACTGCAAAACTTTTAGTCAAAACATTAACATTCGTTATACCGTTTCATTCGTTATTAACGTCTAGTAACTTATCAACCTCCGAAACCGCTTCTTTCCATGTCTCCGGGCTATCCACTACCAACACGGTAAACGACAGCTTTCTAATGCGCCCTATGATGTGTTCCTGTATCCGGGTCGGTTTCTTTCCGGTGCTCTTGAACTCAACGAATAGCGCGCGCCCGCCGGGCAACAGGTACATACGGTCGGGAAGTCCGTTAACAAATTGGGATAGCAATTTTACTGCTATCCCTCCTTTGTCGTTGACGTACTTGGATAATGTACGTTCAAAAACCTTTTCACTAGTTTCCGTCGCCTTCATTGTTCGGTACCGCTATTCGTAATACGCTCTTGTTGGCTACCTTGCACGCCTTCCGTAACGCGGTGTAATTGGTACTGGCTATGACTGCTTGCCCCCACGTTAAGTTACTGCATCCCTCTAGGGCGTTCCACGCGTTCGCCTTCTTATCGTAGACTTCCAATTTGTACAAGCCGCAAAATGTACCTTTCGTTGACTTGTCCGGGGTGATACGTGTGGCACCGTCTCGGGCGCCCTTTAATTTCTTTCTGTTACTCATTACTTGTCTATTATTGGTTAATATTCTGTTCCTTTTCCCTGTACACTAGTATAACCCTCTTTACGGCTCCTAGGGCCCCGATACGGGGTTCTTCTTGGAGGTCTTTTATGCGGGCCCATATAATTTTCCGGGCCGTATCTACGTGGGATACCTCGGGGGTTCCCATAAGGCGCCTAACACTGTCACCTACGTACTTAACTACCTCGCCGCCTTCAAATATAGCGGTTACTTTTAAAATCTCAAACATAATTTTATATATTAGTTGTTGGTTCACAAAATAGCAATACGAAAGCTACGAAGGCGACCGCCCAAAATAGATACGTCAAAAACGTTATTATATTCTTCTTCATGTCCGTATGGCTTTAATCTAGGTCCTCAATTTTTGATATATAACCATATCTTACCGCTTCCTTCTTTCTGGCCCCTGCCTTTTCGGATATTTCATTAAATGGTATATCCTTTAGCATGTCCGCTATACTTTCGGCATTTACTTCTATTACAGTGGATACGGTGCGTTTTCCGCTAACCTTATAAGTTACTTTAATCTTCATGTCATTATGTTTTATAGGCGGGTTTCCCCGCCCTGGTTACTACTTTATTATTACGCACTCTTTACGGTTGAACTTCTCGTCTTGTATATTAACGGCTATGTACTTTTGCGCTTTGAAATCATATAGAACCGCGATAGTATTGCACCCGTTAGCGGCGTTATAGTCGTTAATGGTATTCACATATTCGTATATATTGTTTCCTACCATTATCTTAACGTTGGTTTGTCTGAACAGGTCAAATGTCACTACGTAGCTAAATTTCTTCTTTTCGTCTATTACTTTAGTTGCCATATCTTTTAATTTTAAAGGGTTATTAATCTCTTATTGACATTGCAAAGATACGGATACTTTTTGAACTGCAAAACTTTTTGAGAAAATTCTTTGTAGATTTAACACAAATAAAGAAAAGGAAACGTTTCGCAACGTCTCCCTTCTGAACTGTAAACCCCTTAAAATAGTAGTTGGTGATGAATTGAATGAGTAGTAATTGAATGAGTAGTAATTGATTCTCTCGCGGCAAAGATACCCATTATTTTATAATATCTGCCCCTACTCGCCTATAAATAACCTGCGGGCCGTATATTTTCTGTCGGGCCTGCTTGTCACGCTTCCAACCTTTCAGCGCCTTTACCGCGTTGGATAGCTCTCTAGCCTTAACTACTGTGTACTCGTCTTTCCGCCTTCCTAGTGCTTCCGTCCATAATTCAATAAGACTGAAAGAGTTTTTAGTTTCCGTTCCTTCCTCCCCTAAATCACCGTTAAGGAAATCTAGGCGTTGCGCTAGGAATCTATCTTCATAGTCAGCCGGGAAAAGTCTATCTAGGTATTCCTCTATAAGACCTTGTATCGGTGTGCGCTCTGTGAACTCCTCGCGCGTTCCGCCGGCAATGGCCTCCGCTTCATCCGATAGTGTGAGGGCTTCACCTAACATGTACCCCTCCATTGCTTCCGCCCAAAGTTGGTCTACAATGGCATCAAATTCCGGTTCAAATATAAGGCGGGTTTTCCTTGTGCGTTTCACCTCCACGGGAAAAAATCGTCTGTTTCCGGTCGCGTCTTTCAGAAATTCGTCATCATTGGTAGAGCCGAAAAATACGCATTGTCTCTTATGGGTTTTCACACGTCTAGCATATGCGCCCCTGTACGTATCTTCCCGCTTGGATATAAAGTTCTTCACGGCCTCAACGTCCGATTTTCTTAGGGCTGATAATTCGGCTAGTTCCACGAGCCACGCAAATTGAATAGCCTCGTATGACTCTTTACCGGATAAGTTGGTTAACGAGTCGTTGAACCACCCTTTTGAAAGCCGTTGGATAAGTGTAGACTTCCCTACCCCCTGCTCGGAGTAAAACACTAGCGCGGTGTCGAACTTTCGCCCCGGCTCGTATATACGCGTTACAGCTGCCAGTAACATTTTCCGGAACGCCTCGCGAGTGTATGCGTCATCCTCGGCACCCATATAATCAACTAGAAATGAATCAATGCGCGGTACACCGTCCCATGTCAATGACTCTAGATACAATTTGATAGGGTGGAACGCGTTATCACTGCTAACCTGTTCTATCGCATCATTTAATTTTGCATCGTTGTATATCCCGTGCATTCTCTCTATGCGTCCCTTGATAATGGAAATATCCGTGTCGCTAACTAGGTCGCCCTTCTTGCTTCCCTTGGCAGTGAATGACGGGCGGGTAAATACTATTGTCTCCTTTAGCATGTCATACGCCAACAGCCCATTTAATAACGGGTCGGACTTGAACGCGTTAACGAAGTTGTTAACTGTTACTTGCTTGTTCCCCTTTCCGTCTAAATCCCACACAAGTTCCGTAACTTCTTCGGTGCTATCCGATTTTACCGCATCCCCGTAATCGTCGAAATCGTCCAGGTTGGCGTCCGGTGTAACCATGTCTTTAACGCATTCCTTATCCGCGCATACTAATTTGTTCATCTCCTTAGTGCTGTCCTCTTTGCCTAGGTGCCCGAACTTATGCACACGCACAAGGTCGTATGCGTTGTATGCGTGCCCGTCCGCTATCGGGTCGGTGGAGTGGTACGAGAAGCAAAATAGGTCGTCAAATACTATCATACCGCCTACACTGTGCCCCGCCTTGTAAGTGTAACGGTCGTTTCCCGGCGCTATCTCGTACACATCAGAAAGGTACTTTTCGATAGCTTCCGGAACGGAATACGCCCGGCAAAATGCTCCCACTAGGCCCGCCTTTTCCCGGGGGTTCTGCGCCATTGCCTTGCTGACAATTGCGCGCGTCTCTTTCTCTTGGTCTGACTTGAACGCCCAATTACGGATATCCCGCCATTCCTCGTTATTCCCGTACAGGGATAACAGGTATTCGGCGCTGATAGGCTCGCCCTCGAACACTTCGAAAACTTTCGGCTGGTCTGATGAAAGGGATTGCCAGTACATCATCCGTTCGGCTTGGAATGTGGTTGGGTCGAAAAGGTCAATTCCTAGCAATTCCGCAATTTTACGCGCGGCAGCCTCGTATTGCGCCGCGTCCTGCACTTCTTCGGCAAACGGGATAACCACGCGGAACCGCCTGCTCTTCTCCCGGTCTGAACGTGTATTGTATATAACGGCTGCTACACCGGGAAATCTAGTATCAAATTCCAAGGGGAAAAGACTGTCGGCATAGTCAACGTCTAGAGTTATCATAGACCGTGACAATACCGCGCTTTTAAGCCGTCTAGCCCCGGAAAGTTCCCCCGCCATATATCCGCCAACATCTTTCAGATTGGCGCGCGCGGTGCGGTCTAGTCTATCAAAATCGCGCATAGTCTCCGTACCGCGTATATCGCGGTTGAGGCGTTCCAAAAAATCGCTCCATGTATATTTAACCGTAGTCCATTTTAGCGAAGCCGAACTACCTGCAACCGACAATGCGTACTTATCCATATCTAATCTTTTTTGTAGTAATTACTTATAAATCCTTCCGCGTTCAACGGTATTCCGAACGGTTCGGCCCATTCCGGTGTAGTCGCCATAGCTTGGCAAATCTCCCGTAATGTTACGGTCGGTTCCCCAAAATCGTCTAGAGGCACCTCGTTAACCGTCTCATCATGTATATGCCCCACTATATCCACATCCGGAAATCTCTCTCTTATGGTTTGCATTCCATGTACTAACAAATCGCGGCTAACCGCCTGTGTTATATTCTCGGTCAGCTTTCCGCCGTATGTGTCCAGTTCTCCCCATTTCCCGGTAAGGTTAACTCCCATGTATGTTATAACACTTCTTTCCCTACCCTTTATTGTTTTTGTCTTTATCCGGCATTCCGGGTAAAACAGGCGGCGTCCGGAAGGTAACAGGATAGCGAGTGAATTGTTATCTGCGAACCACTCGAACGCGCACACCCATACACCGTACACTATTACATCTACCCTCTTTTTGTTACGTATGCAAAGTTTTGCCTTAGAATCCAAGGTCCCCCAAAATTCCACTATTCGCGGGGAAGCGTCGCGCCAGCGTAGTATGATATCCTTGTATAGAGCCGGGTCGATTGATTTTTCATAGTCCATAACTTCCATAGCCCCTACCCAACCTTCGTACCCTAGTGCCAACTCTGTTACCTTTCCTTGCTGCCTGTAATGAGTGCCTTTACCGCATTGATTTTCCGGTAGACTGAATGTACGGCTAGCGGATACTACATATATGTCCTTTCCATTACGGAAGGCGTCAAGGCGCCATTCTTCACGGGCCAGGCCCGCCAATACACGCGCCTCGATTGCGGAATAGTCCGCTACTACGAATACCTTTCCGGTGTCGGCGACAAAGGCGGTGCGGATAAGTTGGGAAAGCATTCCAGGAGCGTCCCCCCAAAACATTTCGAACGTGCTTAAATCGCCTTTCTTGGCGTCATCACGGCACGCGTCTAGCTCTGCTATATAATTGCGCGGTAGGTTCTGCATTTGCACGAGGCGTCCCGCAAAACGGCCCGTGCGGCCTGCTCCGTAGTAACGGTACAATCCGTGTACACGCCCGTCCGGGCATACGCAACTTAACATTGCTGTGTACTTGGCGTTGCTGGTCTTATTGATAATCTTCCGTGATTCTAATACGTCCGCTACTTGTTCGTCGTTGCACTCCTCTATAATAGCGTCTATATCCTCTTTCCGGAAGGAATCGAAACTTTTCCCGGTACGGATAAGACAAAAATTTTTCAGTTGCGCGGTTGACTTTAGAGAAGATATTCCGTACAGGTCTTTTATGTGATTTTTCAGCTTGTCGCAAAACTCGTTGTTAATCTTCTCCGCATTCGTGGCTAGCTCTGTATCTATCTTTATCCCGGCGTCATTAATATATTGGTCTAGCGCATATACTTCGCGTTCCGATTCGGGAAAGTCGCAGTACTCTAATCTATGGTATGCCTCGCGTTCTGATAGTACATCATAACGTAGATAATCTATAAATTCCTCGGCCTTCTCGGGAAAGTCCTGCATATAGTTACGGTACGTGTTTCCGGTCTTATCCTGCTGTGGAAGGCAGAAGAATTTTATTAGGGCTAATCCGGTGCCCTTCTTTCCTTCCTTAAGATTCAGAGCGGAGGATACCATTTTAAGTGACTCGGGGAAACCTGCATATAATGCCAGTGACGCGGTACATAAGAACCTCTTTGCCGGAATGTTAATACCGTAGGCCTTTAGGCACAATCTTTCAAATTGCGCGTTGTGCGCTACTATCGTGTAGCGTTCATCCTGTATAAGGTCTTTAAATCTTCTCCACTCGAGTTCATCGTTTGCAACATCTACTATAACTACATCACCGTCCCCAACTGCGTAACCTACTAGGAGTATCTCAAAGTCGATTGCGGACGCGTATCTGTACGCGCCGCCCGTCTTTATATCCTCGCTGGAATACGTTTCAAAATCTATGTAAATTGGGTTAATCATTTTTTCTAATTTTAGGGGTAAAAAATAAGGCCCACCCGCTTCTACTCGGGCGGACCTCGCACATTTGTTATAAAATAAAATCGGTTAATAAATAAAAATTAAAACTCTGTAAAATGTTATTCAAAATCACTCAAACCGCCTTCGCCTCCTTCATAATCGAAGTCGTTAACGCTTGCTCCCCCATCTAATCGGTCGTCGTCTGTAACTTTTTGAATCCCGTTAAGCCCAACGCCAACGCCGCAACTAGTAGCGGACTTAAAGTACGTGAACAAACCTAGTGATGCGGTTCCCCATGAACCCGAATACATATCTTCTTTAACCGTAATCGGTTGTTTATGCTTGTCAATAACAATAGGCGCCCCGTTCTTTTCCCGTCTCTTTGCGTTCAATACCCACATATCTTCATATCCCGCATCACCTTTTTTATCTCCGTCTGTTAGTGGGTTTCTCCAACCTTCCGGAAGTACACCCTTTAATTTCGGGTTGTTGGCTAAAAATTCGTCCGCCAATTCTTTAAGGGCCTTCTTAATCTCGTTCACCTGCTTGGTGTCTGATTTAGGGATAAGTATTGATACACTGTAATAGTTCGTATTTCCGTCCATAATCGGAGCGGCCTCAAATACTCTTACATAGGAAAATCTCACGTTCTTTAAAATCAATTTTTTACTCATGTCTTTAAATTTTTATAGGTTTTTAATTCGATTCAAAGATATAGCTTTATTTTTATACCCTGCAATCGCTTTACTTATTTTAATATTTGTTAGCTTTCAATGTCGAAATCGCTTAATGCGTTAATCTCGTCCCCTGGTGCGCTATCCGGTACTAATTTAGGGTTGCCTGGCTTGGACTTAACATACTGTCCGTAAAGGGCTGAGAATTGCTTCTTCCCTACTAGCTTCTCTAGGTCTCCAATACCTTTCAACTTGATGTTAAAAATCTCATCTTCTAGGTATTTTTTGGCTAACAGGTCTTGCCGTATCGCTTCTTCATCAGTTATCACCCTGCTAGACCTTCCCGCAACCAATTTGTAGCCTTTCCACTTGTGGCCCCTTAGCGCCTCATCATACACGAACTTGTTGACACTTTCTAACCAGCCCTTGTACTTGTCTATCTTTTCTATAAGGTCGCAAATCTCGTCCTCTGTGAGTAGTTCCGGGTATTCGTACTTATCGAAGTCATTTACTACCGCCTCGTACTGTTTCCGGCATTGCGCCTTTACTGGGCAAAAACCGCACCAATCGCCCATTTTTTGCTCACCCTTTCCGGCGAAAGCCTTCTTAGCGGTCGGTTTCAGAACCTTATCGGCCCACTGTAACAAGTCATTTGCGGATATCTCCCACACATCGAAGTGATTTAACCGTACTTGTGCTATTACTAGGCGGATACTCTTTATAGAGGGCTTTCCTTTAAGCGCCCCGAGTGCGTATAGCATCATTTGTGTGTTACGCTCTGCGTAGACTTTAACACCCTCCCCGTACTTAAGGTCTATAACCTCTAGCGTATCGCGGCCCACTAATTGACAGTCAACAGAGCCGAAGCAATCCGGCGCGTATTCGGAGATATCTACTTTTTCCTCTAGCAGCATTTTGCAAGCCCCGTCCGACTTTTCAAGATTATAGTTTTCGTTCATCACGAAATCGCAATAATTGCGGGCGTGCTTGAACATCTCTTGTTTAAAGAGGGGGTGCATCAAATGGTCGTCTTTAAGTTCCGGAAGTTCTTCCCCGAACGGGTCGGGTTCCCATACTCCGGCATTCCATTGCGCTAGGCAATACTCGCAAATCTCGTGGAATAGAGTGCCCTCCTCGGCATACACACTTGATTTGTTTTCTGCGTTCTCCGCTAGCCTAGCCGAAGGGGTACAATTCAACCAACGGCTAGATGAACTAGGGGATAATAGCGCGTGTTCTCTTTCGCTATGATTTTGTTTCATTACAGGTTTTCTTCTATGTACTTGATGAAGTCGGCGTAATTCTCTGCGGGAAGTGAAGGGAAAGACGTTGCACCCACATACCCGAAGGCGTCCTTTACGACCTCTCTACGGCCCTTATTTAGTGCCTTCATTGCGACGGCCTTGGCCTGTTCGATTGTGACGGGTTCTTTAGTGGGTTCCGGTTCCTTAGCTGGTTCCGGTTCCTTAGCTGGTTCCGGTTCCTTAGCTGGTTCCGGTTCCTTAGCTG